CAGCTATACCACCTAGGGTTGCACTAGTGCTAGATATGGTAACAGAGTCACCCTCGCTAGCTCCATGAGACGCATGGGTTACAGTAATTATTGATGAGCCACTAGATGTGGTAAAACAACTTGTAATATCTGCCTGTAATCTTGTTGGTGTTGCATCAAAGAAAATACCTTCACTGTATACATACAGTTTCTTGTTGGTACCAAACATATCGTAGGCTGTACCATCTAGTGAGTTCCAAGCTAATTGTGCTCTCGCAACTCCTATAAAGGTAGTCTCAGATACCTTTTCCCATCCACCTATCTTTTCAGGATATTGATATCTAAACCTGACTTTGTCTCCGTCTATCCATTTACCTTTAGATGAGATTTCAGTGTTTTGTTTATCAAATCCAGGTGCAAACTGTACTTTTGTGTACGGCATTATTTCCCTGTTGCTATGAAGAAGTTAACTACTGTAAAAGGTTGCATTAATGCATTACTAAAATTACTACCAGAGCCAATATTACTACCACTCTGCATAGACTCAAAACCACCTGTCGCTCCTAAACTTCTAGATGACAATCCAGAACCAGAGCCAGAACCTATTGGTGCTCTACCTTGTAGGTCTGGTAAGTTAAAGGTCGATGAACCATCGCCTGTACCGTATGTTGTTCCTATGGCAGAAAATAGTGCTGAGTATGTAGAACGGCTCACAGCCTGTGCATTACATAATAAATATCTCTTTGTTGAGCTGTCTGACTTGGTAGGCTCTGTTGCAAAACCTGCCATAATAATACCGCCAGCAGGAACAGTATCTTTGATATCTTGACCAGAACCGCTAAATAAATTACCCGTGATAGTAGTAGATGCTGTGATTGCTCCAGTTACATCTAAAGCCACACTAGGACTAGAATTTAAAATACCAACTTTGTCATTGCCACCATCTACAAATAGTGCATGAGTATTGCCGTTAGACTCCACTCTAAAATCTACATCGGCTGAACTTTCATTAATTGTTACATTGCCGCCATCTAAATTTACTGCTCCAGCAACATTTAGTGTACCCTTACAAACAAGATTGTTAATTCCTGTAGCAAAGACATCTTTTACAAAAGTGCCGTTACTATACATTAACGCATGAGAACCCTGCACCACGGCAGTTCCTGTACCAGTATTTCCTGTGGTTGCTACTGTTAATGTTTGACTTCCAGCTGTATTGTTAAAAACAATGTAGTTTGCTTCTACTGTTGGTAATAATACGTTGATGTCACCAGTTAGTGTGCCTGTAAATTCTAATACTTTCTGTCTAGATTCATCAGCGGTGGCGTTACTATTTGTTAAAGTAACATTAGATGACCCAGCTACACTCTTTGATGCGTAACCGTTGATTGATTCATCTATTAAATCAAAGTTAGTATTAGTCTTATCACCCCAAGTGTTGGCGTTTTCACCAGTGGCTTGTTTTTCTAATCTTAACCTAGTTGTAAATGTTGAAGCCATATTTTCTCCTGTTTATTTTTTAGCCGACATACCATTTAGTGGGTTGTTTAGTGCTTTGTTAATTTTTAATTCTAAATTTTCTTCAATGAGTTTTAGTTCGTCAAAAACTTCTCTGGTGTCTTCTTTTTGCCTATCTTCTATGTCATTTACTATTTCAGTAATGTGTCTTATATCACCTTCCATTTGACGTAAATCTGCTTTTAAGTCATCTTTTAATTCTTTAGCAGTTGAGGCTACTAAACTTACTTCTTCTAAAATCATAGACATTTCAGTCTTTATCATTTCTAATTCTTGTTCAATTAGCTCTAATCTTTTGTCCATCTCAGCTTTAGCTAGTTCTATACTTTTATCAAATCCACTTAGGTCTGGTGCTACAAAATCTTGCACTTGTTGTTTCATGTCTAGGTAATCGTCATAAAACTTATAACCAGTCCAACCACCACCTACAATTGCACCTATAAGAGACAGGATAATAAAAAATTTCCCACCTGTAAATTTCATCCCTTGATACTCAATACTGGGCATTTATCATATCCTCCATTGTTTGTCCCTGTGCTATGTCAAATAACACACCGTAATTATCTTCTATTGTTTTATTTAAGTATTCGTTGACATTTGTGTCTTGTATTGTCGACTGAGTGTCAAAGAATGTTTTAGTATTTCCTAGTATTTGCATGACAATGAGTGTTTTCATCTGATTTGACTCATCATATCTTGCTTTATCGTCAATCTTTTTTACTACTTTGGTTGCAGCCTTTTCTTTAGCAGATGGCTCTTTTACAGGTTTTTCTGGCTCTTCAGTTTCTTCCTGTTGTACCTCTTCTTGCTTCCCACTATCTTCTGGCTCCACAGCGGGTTCCTCAGAAGTTTCGCTATCGGGTTCGGTTGTCTCTTCTTCTGTGGGTTGCTCATCTACTGTTTCTTCTAATTGTGCCACTTCCATTTCTAATTCTAATTCCATTTCAGCCTCTATTTCTACACTGGCTACTTCTGGCTCTGGAATATCTATTTCAAACTCTTGTATTTCTAATTCTACAGTTTCGTATGACACTTCCTCTGGTTGTGATTCTATAGGAGCAAAATCAATCTCTCCCGCCTCATCAACAATGACATCATTAAATTCAAAAACTTCTTCTATAAAGTCTAATTCTGTTGGGTCAAATATTTCTAGATAGTATATTTCCTCTATTGTAGTAATTTGCTGTGTAATTATTGTATTAATAACATTGTAAAATACATTAACTGTTACATCATCAAATAATGGACCAACAGCTAGATTGATGTCTCTACCACCAATCTCTATAACTACTTTATTTAATACACCACCAAAATCGAAAGACCCGTTATAAGACTGGTAGCCTGTTGATACTCCAGATTCAGACAGGATGTCAGTACCTGAAAAGACCTGACTAGTTCCATTAAGTCCTGTAATGTGCATATATATTCTATCTTGAGCATCTTGCTTGTCGACTTCTATCGAATATCTAACTTCCCCGCCTTTTTGTATGTTTAAATCTGATATGTCTACCGTCTGTATAAATGTGGTGCCCATACCTGCAACACCCATCGTTGACGTGCTATTTCCGCTGCCTGTTATAGATGCACATTTATCTGAGCCTAAACCGTAACAAGAATTACCGCTAGGCATACTCGCTGGTCCCTGTCCACCCCAGTCAACATCCATGTCACCTTCTTTGTTAGTGGCAACATATCCATTATCACCATCTAGAATATCTCCAGAGTCTTCGTTTGTAACTGTTGTGGTTGTAGTTGTTACGGTAGTCGTGGTTGTTGTAACAATTTCTGTGCCTTTGTCTTCTTCAGTGACATCTATCTCTGTTTCTTCTGTAATCGTAACTCCTGGAATACACAGTCCGTCTGGGTCTGGTAAACAAGTGTTTGCCTTAGAATAAAAGGAGACCAGTAGTAAGAATAAACAAAGTTTTAAATAAAGCAACATTTTGTGCATCTGTAAACTCTCCCTCAACAGGTTTTGCAGCCTGTACATATTCTGTTTTGTATTTACTACCGTCTGGAATTTCATCGGGGTTGTCACTCCAGTATTGAGCTGCCTCGGCACCTATGGAGCCTCGTGCTGGGCACGGGGTCCCCGCATCAGTCATCGCATCCCAGACTCGTGGGTCTTGACAGAGTATGGAAACAGCCGCAACTTTCATGCCGTAGGCATACATAGACCTAGATAATTTTAATTTTTGACACAGCTCATCGTCAATTACTACGCCTGTAGCTACGCCAACAACATTATTCTGCACACTAGCACCCACACCAACCTTACATATATCGCTATTAGAATTGATTATAGAAGGTGCATTTGCAGTAGGTGGGGTTGAATTTGTTACCACAGTGCTGGACACGGTATTCGTTTCAGCCTTTACATCTGTAGCTACAGCTACTGTTGTAATAAAAGCTAGTATTATAAATAACTGTTTCATTCTATTATTTATTAACTTTTAACAATGTAGACTACATGGTACAATGTAGCTTCCATCTGAATATGTTTCTATCTTTGTTGTTGATAATACTTTAGCAACTGTTGACGCTCTAATAATATCATCAGCTTGTACTTTACCTGTGCCATCACCTTTTGATTGTATTAAATCACCTTTAGCAACTGTCTCATCTTTATGTATTCTGATTACAAATGTACCTGTTTGTGCAACAAGAATATCATTTACTGTATCCATAGAATCATTATCCCAAGCAACAAAAGCACCATATACTGATTTTGATTCTGCAGAGTTAGATACCTTACATTGAGCGTGTTTGATATCCTTTTCTTTTTCTATTGTTGCAGGAAGGTCTACACCATCATGCGTATGTGTAATTACATCACCTACAGATTCACCATCTTTTAGTGCATAGTCCTCTTTAAATTCATAAGTTTTAAAATCACCATTTTCATCTTTTGCTTCTTTATCTGTGACTGTAAATTTTATTTGATACCAATCTACCATAGCATCTAAAGACTCTAAAATTGTTCCTTTTAAAATTGTTGGTTTAGAATTATCTGCAAGTCTTGACCAGTGAGTACCTGTAAAACCATTGTAAGAAACTGTTGTACCTGATACTGCGATAGTGCCTTCTGTAGAGGTATCGTGTCTAAGTAATACTAAATCTCCATCATTTCCTAATCTATTTACTACCATAGGCACTGCATTAGTTCTAGTGGCACCAAAATCACCGTTGGCATTAGTCGCTTCAATACCTTGCACACTTGAACCTGCTGATGTTTTTCCAACTAATAAATCACCATTACTGTTAACACGCATTGCTTCAGAAGTATTAGCAATAAATGACATATTATTATTAGAATGGTCGTATCTTATTTGACCTATATCATCATCACCATTATCACCAAACATGATTGAACCATAGCCATTGTTTGCAGAAAGTATAGACATACCGCAGTTATCATTTTCTTCTATAATAAAGTTATCACCATTAGCATTAGGTCCAACACCCGCACTGCTATTCATAACATGAAGTGTTCCCTCAGGTGCATCTTCACCAATACCTACCTTATTTGATTTTAATGTCATTACAGTTGCATTACTACCTGCTGATTTTGTTGCAAATTCAACCTTTGTATCTTCACTGCCATCAGAAGCATCTGCAATTACACCAGTCATTGAAAAATAATCTATATCTTCAGCAGCATCATTTTTTCCTCTAAAGATAATATTAGCTAGTGTATCACTATCGGCAGGACTACTAGAATTTCTGTAGAGAGTCAAATCTGGTGCGGTTTCTGCTCCTGCATTTGTATTCTCAATTAATACTTGGTCAGTTATATCACTGCCTTGAATATGAAGTTGTGCTGAAGGGCTAGTTGTGCCTAGACCTAATCCTGAAGCATTAATTGTAGCTATGTCACTACCACCTGCTTTAAAATCTATCTGGTCATCTGTATCTGCTGTTATACTTGTGTCACCATCGACATCCAAGATTAACTCATCTCCATTAATGTCTCTGTTCATTGGCCCACCCACTGCACCAGATATTTCTACAATAAAGATTGAATCTCCACTTGCAGGTGCTGTGGTAAAACTAATTTGTGTACCACCTGTAGCTAGTGTATAATCTGTTCCTGGTCTTTGAATAACACCATTCTTAGATACTAATAGCTGTGCTGCAGAACCTACTTGTGTACCTAGATTAAAAGCAGTAGTAGAACTGTTAAAAGTTCCAGTAAAACCTAAATCTGTAAAAGTTCCATTTTTAATTGATTGTCCTATATATGCCATACTAACCCCTTTTTAATCCTCACTTGTAACTGTATTGTCATCTGCAATCCATTTTTTATAATCTGTAAAATCTTCAGACTCTATATTATCACGACCTACAACTTGCATTGATTTATAAGATTTACCATCTGCACTAATACAATGAACTACTTTTCTATCACTATCTACCCATTTATAATTTGTATATATCATTTTTTATAACTCCGTATCTATTGAAATAAAACTAGCAGAATTTCCAGACCTGCCTTGACTACCTTGACCTGTTGTTAAACCAGAAGAAACTGTAAAAACAATTGCTGTATAATTAGGTGTTGCATGATTAAAAGAAGGTACAGCACTACAAGTAGTTTCTGTATTTGCATGCCCTACTTTGTAGTTTGCCGCAGTTCCTGTTTGTGAAATTGCCGTTGGTGTAGTTCTCATTGTTGTAGGATGATAAAACAAACCCCTTGCTGAAGTAGTAGATGTATTATATCCAGTAAAATAAGCTAACCCGTCTCCAATTGCCTCTTTGTAAAAATACCTCTGACATTTTTTTAAATTATTCGCATAACTCTCAAAAGGAAAACTTGGTATGGTTGTCGAATCAAACTCACCGACTTCGAGTTGTATTCCTGTGATATACCATTCATTAGATGTACTGTCGGCTAGGTTTACTTGACCAACAAAAGCGTTGGCATCTACATTACTATTCCAAGAAGTATTTAAAGTTCCAGAAGTATAATTCGTACCCGCACCTAAACCCCAATTTATTGCAAAAGCATAACCATTGTCATAGTTAGGACCAGAAACAGTATCTCCATCAATAGTTATTGTTTTTTTCTCCCAAGTTGATGCTGAACTAATTGTATATGATTGACTATTACTTCTACCATTATCAATATCATAAAATCTTACAATGTAAGTTCCTGTTTTATTAGATTTAACCCAAAAAGATAATGTTAAACTTTCAGCACTTGAAGACCCAAATTTAAAACTTTGCGTGTTAAATCCTTCAATAGGTTGATTTAAATATAAGAAATCTCCCACTGCAGGTGAAGCATCTGCTGTCGTACAATCAAATTTCATAGACTTTGTGAAACCTTGCCCTGTAGGTACATCTGTGGATTGTGTAATAGTCCAAGTACCAAGACCACTCATATCTGTTTTAAATCTATCTAGATAATAAGCACCACTTGTTTGTCCTGTAAAAGAAGTTCCCCTCTGAGCCACGTACATATCTCCATTAATAATTATAGGAGTTACAATTCTATTTCTATCTAATCCTGCATCTGTTACTTTTGTAATACTCATCTACCCTCCTATAACTTACTATATTTATCTTTTACAGCTTTTATAGCTTTTGCAAAATCACCATTTGTAGTAACTGTACCTGCTACAATATCTTTATATAACAAATCAAATTGTTCTGCTAGTTGTGGGTACTCTGCTCTACGTTTAGATTTGTAGCTGTCATTTTCTAAATCCCATGCGTCTTGTAATGCTTTTAATCCATTCGTACAATCTGCTTCTGTGGGCTTAGAGCCACCATCATGAACTATAAGATTTGC